CATTTCTTCTTTGTCTCTCTTAGCTGCAAGAGCAAAAGCAACTGCTTCTTCTTTTTGTCTTTCCGCTTCTCTCATTTTACGAGTTAGTTTGGAAATACGTTTTTGAACTCCTTCGCTGTATTCAGCTAGTTCGTCTTTATCTTCTTTTTTAGACTCTAAAACAGGTTTTTCTTTTTCTACCTGTTCTACTTCTATTTTTTCTTCTACAACAACTTCTGCTTTTTCAGGGTTGCCTTTATCATCTAAATGAATTTCAGCGCCTTGATCTTCGCCAACATCAATTAGATCATGTTTTGGTTTCTCTTGTTCTGGCATAGTGCCTCCTATGTTAAATTAAATGAAGAACTGATTCGGGATTTTTAATAACCCCTAATACTTCATCATCGTTTAGTAGTCGCACTTCTCCACCTTCTATTGGTAATCTCGAGCCCGCGTAGCGCGCGAAGATAACCCAATCTCCTTTTTTACACCATGGACCTGATGTAAATTTTTCATCTTTATAACAAAGCGGTCCCATTTTTAGAACATAACCACAAGTGGTTGCTATTCTAGCTCTGTCTAATGTTTCTTGTGAAAATATTATTCCACCTTTAGTTTTATTTTTAGGTGTAAATGGTAAAACCAAAAGTCTGTATCCTGATGGTTCAGGTAATTCAGATAATAAATCTTGTCCTAAATTATCCGGATGTAATGGTTCTTTTTCTTGTGATACTTTTTCTTCTTCTTTATACTTTTCTTCAAGTCCTAAATTAATTTTTGGAACTTCCTTTTGTGCTTCCGATGTTGATAACGTTTCCGTCTTCATTTTTTTGCTCCTTATTTTCTAGCAGGTTAGAGATTTCCTGTAATATTAGTTGATAAGCTTGCGCTTGACCGAGTAAATACCTGTATTTTTCATAATTGTCAACCCCTCCAGATATCATAACATCTCCTATGTGTTGAAGGGTTGTTTGTATTCTTTTTTGTAATTTATGAATAATGATTAATTCATCCATTTAACAATTCCACTTTCTAAGAGACTTGTTTATTCTACTATTCGGGTCTCTGGCCGTTTTAGCAGAAGTTAATCTTTTCTTCATCCCGCTCATGCGCGCGCAGAACGATTTTCTTCTATTAGCAGCTTTTGAACCTTTTTTCAACTTACTGGGTTTAGTTGTTACTGCCATGGATAATTTAGATCCAGGATTTGCAGCTCTATAAGATGCAATACCTTTTTTATTTAATCCACCAGATTCGGATTTACCTTCTTTACGTTGCCATGCAGGAGTTGTAGATCCACCATTAGCTTTTAAAATTCTAGCTTTACCACAACCCCTGGTTTGAATACCAAGTCCAGCCATTATTTTTTAGCTGTTTTTGCTGAAGCTTTTAATGCCTTATCAGAAACAGTTCCTTTACCAGGTCTACTTTTTCCTAATTTTTTTGCACGATTCATGTAATAGTAAAGTCCTTTTTTAGCAATTCTACCATCTTTAGTTATATGTGTATCTTTTTTAATAGAACCACCTTTAGCCGCTTTAACCATTTTTCCAGATTTAGTTTCTTTGTAACCTTTATCTTCCATAGCATATTCTTTAGCTTCTTCAGCTTTGGATTCCATGCCCTCATGTTTTTTAGACATGTCTTTAGCTTTACCACCTTTTTTAAAAACATTTCTACCTTTTAAAACATCAGCTCTAGTAACTTTACCATCACCTGTTAAATCTGGAAATGCTTTACCACCTTTTGCTAAACCAACTCTAACAATTCCTCTTCCTCTTAAAGATATATCGCCCATTATTTTTTCCTATTTATTTTTTTATTATCTAATTTTTTTACAGATGCCATCATTTTTTTTGATGTGCTTCCTTTTTTAACAGCTTTACCACCCTTGGCAAATCTGACATCAGATCTTATTCCGTAATCGTTTCTCATTTATTTTTCTCCTGTTGTTTTTTTGTTTGCTAACGTTCTCGCAATGGATTCTCCACTACGTCCTACTACATATCCTCCAAGACCTATTTGTAAAAGTGTCCAAACGTCTCCTGGAAGTTCAAATGTAATAACTGTTCCTAGCACCATTTTTATAACAGGTCCAATAATATAATTCCATACTAAAATGAATATTAAAACATACATTAATAAAGGTCTCCAGCTTGCTGAAAACCAACCTGATTTAGCTTCTGCTTCAACTATAGAAGCTGCTGCTTTTATTTCTTCTGTTGATGATTTTAATAACTCAGTATTAAGCTGTGCTTTTAATTTTTCTGCTAAATCTTTATCAGGGATAGCTTTATCCACTGTTGAGAACAACATTTTAGCTAGAGGTGCGATAGTAGATAGTGCTGCTAACATTAATATGATTTCGCTTTCCTTATTTTTTCTTTTAAGACAATTCCTTGTCCTCTAACTTCACTTTTTAAACTTTTGTTCTGCCCTTTATTAGAAATACTTTTTTCATGTTTAGAAATTTGTCCATATGGAAACGGAACATTTCTTTCTAGTTCATCAAAAATAGTTTTAGAACCTTTAGGCATTTTAAAATCTATTAATTATTAGAACCAAGTAGCTTTAACTGGTTTTTTTTCAGCTCTGATACGTTTAGTTCCTCTAACATCAACTGATTGAGACTCTTGATCGTTAGTCATCTCAACTTCAATACCACCTTGTTGATATCCGTCTTTACCAACACCTAATTCTTTTTCAATTTTAGGTGCATCTACGTAACCTGAACCTCTTTGCCAATCTTTACTCATATTTTTCTCCTGTTTAAATTTAAATTATACTCTTTTAATGATTAATTATCAATTTTTATTTGAGTATTGCCTTTTCCCATCTTTGCAAGAGACACTCCAGCTCTTAATTGAGCTAAATCTTCATTTTGTTCTAGTTTTTCATCAAAATTAGACTGATTCATCATTGCTTTCATAGTATCTAGACTAATTCTACCTGCATCATACTGTTGTTTTGCTTGATCTTGTCTTGCTTTAAGGTCTAACTCTCTTGATTTTAACCTTAACAAAGGATCACCTGCAAATTCAGATATAATTTTTTGCTCCTCTTTCATATAATCTTTCATCATTTCAGCAATTAGTACTGCTTTTCTAGAATTAATAACAGACATAAGTTGATTTGCTTGATTAATTAACTGTTGATTTTGAGGTTGTTGTTGTAACATCATTTGCATTTGTTGTGCTTGCATTAATTCTTCTTGAAATTCTATTTGAATTTGTTCTTGCGCCATTAAAGAAATTCTTTCTAGTATGTTTTTTTGTAAAGTTGCCATCACCATTGGGTTATTTTGAACTGTATTTGATTGCATAAAACTTAAATGTGAATCAATATGTGCTTTATGATCTTGTCCCGGGAATGCTTGAATAGGTTTCATTCCCATGGCAGCAATTTCTTCTAATACAGGGTCTAATGGTTGTGGTTGTGCGGGTGGTGGTAAAATAGCATTAACATTTTTAACACCAATTGCTTCATACATACTTCTATATGCTTGATACAAATCATGAATTTGAGGATTAGATTGTGCTAATTGTAATTGTGTTTGTGCCATTCCAATTCTTTGTGTTTGTGAGAAGATATTTGGATCTGCAATTGGTAAAATATCAATTCTTGCATCAAAGTCAGAAACTTTTATATTTCTAGAAGCTCCTGGAACTTCGTAAGGATATTCAGGTGGTAAATAACTTGCAAATACTTCCGCTAATAATTTTAATTCTTGTTTTAATCCTACATATAATCTTTTATGAATAGCTGACATTACTCGCGATCCTCGCTCCAATAATGCTACAGTCGTACCGACTGCGGCTTGTTGGTTCATATCGCCCACCTGTGCGTCTGCAATGCTCGCGAAACGTTGAGCTGAATTAACACATAAGCCCATTAATTCTAAAAGAACTGGATTAGGTCCTTTGAAAGGAAGTTGCATAAATTGGGATTGAATATCTCCTCCTGGTACATCTACATCTCTAAATTCTCCTGGTTGTAACGGTTGAGCATCGTCTCTCATTCTTACACCACGTGTTTTAAATCCTGCTGGTAAGTTTGCTAATGTTCCTGCATCTAGTAATTGACGTAATGCTGCAGTTGCAGTTCTAGATAAACCACCAATCATATGAATTAAACCAAATCCATAAAATCCAAGTCCTGGTAAAAATTTAAATTGTACAAAGTAATTAATTTTTTGTTTACGTGGATCTTCTTTTAAATAATTTCTTCTAATAGATAAAATTTTAGTATTGGCTTCAGCAATAGTTACTACGTAAGGTAATTTAATTCCGGTAGGTTCACCAGTTTTAGGATCCACATCTTCAAATCCAGGTAAATCTAAATTTACATGCATTTCTAAAATAGTATATTGATCTTCTTGATCGTTTTTAGTTACTCCTTGAATTTGTCTTTCTTTTTCTTTAATCTCATCTGTTGTAACAGGAGGTTCTCCTAATTCAATGTCTTTATAAAATCCTGAAACTTGTTGTTTACGTAAATCATTTTCTGAAATACCAATTACATGAACAATTGCTTCTGCATCATCTAATGAAGTAGCAGAATAAGGAACAATTAAATCATCGGCTGGAATAAATTTTGAAACGGCTCTACCTAATAGATCGTCATAATAAACTTTCTTAAAGGTAGAACCGCTTAGGGGTAAATAGAAAAGCATCTGATCAAATTCTGGTTCATATTCTTTCATTTGATCCATGATTTGATAATTCATAAAATCTTTTACACGATTTGCTTGATCTTGTTTCTCTGGAGTAATGTCTCCTAAAATTTGTGCGCGAACAGGTCCGTCGGCTGGTAATAATTCTTTATAAGCTTGTGCTTGAAATTGTGTTACTGCTTCTGCAAGTACAGGATGTGTAACTGCTGCTGCTCCTCTAAAAGGTTCTGTTCTTGGTTCGTATTTAAATCCAAGTAAATTTAATCCGTTTCTGTA